TGGATTGATAGCCTCTGATTCTGAATCAGTCGCTCAGGCTGTGCGCGTGAGCCTGGCTTGTGAGCTGGCGCATTCTGGCTAGATCGAGACATCACGCAAGCCATTGATTATAGGGGGGTACCGGTGGGGGGTACCCCCAAAACGTGGCCCGCCCCTAAAACCTCGTGGGGCAATCGGGCACGCACTTCTCTGGTTTATAGGACATCTCAAAAAATAATTTTCCCCATATAGGCCGCATGTTGCGTAAATGTCACTTTGTTGTTACTATAGCAACATGGCGAAACCGAAAAAAGACTCAATCGACGATCTTCTCGGTGACGCCCCACCGAAAAATGTCCCAGCCCCGAGCCAGCATTCCGCAGAGGTGCAGCAGGCACTCGCTGCGCTGCCTACCAAGAAAGCCAAATTCGTCCTGAACGTCGCCGCGGGCATGGTCCCAGCCGACGCGCTGGTCGAGGCCGGTTGGGAGTGCAGCCGCAAAACGGCGACTTCGACAGCGGGCAGGCTGCTCCGGGAAGACGAACAGGTCAAGGACGCCCTGAATATCATCAAGGCCGACCTGGCGCTGCGCGCCGAGTACAGCTTCAACTCTTTCATTGCGGAAATGGACTCGGCGATGGAGTTCGCCCGCGAGACGAAAAACGCGACGGCATTGGTAAGGGCAATCGAGCTTAAAGGTAAAGCATCTGGTCACATCGTCGAACGGGTGGATCAGCGGAATATGAACGCCGGTTTCCAACTGATGGTCACTGGCGTCGAGCCCCCGAAGGCCGGTAATGGCTGAAGCCCCGGTAGTCAGCCGGGTCTTCTCGCCGTCCGGCCCGACGATCAAGGCGTTCATGGAGTCCGAAGCCCTGGTGCGCGGCATCATGGGCCCGATCGGCTCCGGCAAGTCGGCCACCTGCGCGGTGGATGCCATGCGCCGCTCGTCCTTTTTCCCGAAAGGGCCCGACGGTATCCGCCGCCCCCGCGGCGTTGTTGTCCGAAACACTTACCCGGATTTGAAGTCCACCACGCTCGAGACCTGGTTCCAGTGGGTGCCGCGTACCTTCGGCAAGGTTTCGTGGGCGGCGCCGATCACGCACATCGTCCGCACCGCCGACATGGAGATGGAGGTCTTGTTCCTCGCGCTCGACCGCGACGAGGACGTGCGCAAGCTGCTGTCGCTCGAGGCGACGTGGATCTGGTTCAACGAAGCCCGCTATATCCCGAAGTCGATTGTTGACGCGGCGACCGGCCGTGTCGGCCGCTGGGTACCGTATCCGGCCGCGCTTAACGCTTGGGCCGGCATCCTGATGGACACCAACCCACCGGACACCGAGCACTGGTGGTATCGCATCGCCGAGAAAACCGACCCGGCCATGCAGATCGAGACCGAGCGCCTGGAAGGCGAGCTGCGCAAGATGGGTGCGCTGCGCGAAGGCCAGCCGCTGTTCGAGTTTTTCCGGCAGCCGTCGGGCTTGAGCCCGCAGGCCGAGAATTTGCAGAACCTGCGCAAGGGCTATTACCACATGGCGGCGGCGAACAAGACCGAGGATTACGTCAAGGTCTACATTCACGGCGAATACGGCTTCGTCATTGAGGGCAAGCCGGTCTACCCGATGTTCCGCGACTCGACCCACACGGCCAAGGAAGCCTTCGAGCCGATGACCGGGCTGCCGGTACTGGTGGGGGCCGACTTCGGGCTCACCCCGGCGGCCATCTTCGGACAGCGCACCGCCGACGGACAGTTGCGAATCTTCGCGGAAATCGTCACCGACCACTGCGGCCCGTCCCGGTTCGCCGAAATCGTGGCGCATTTCTTCGCGACACGGTATCCCGGCTTCTCGATTGGTGGCGCCTGGGGCGATCCGGCCGGCACGGCGGGCGAAGAGGGTGAGACGTACTTCGACATCCTCAAGGCCAAGACTGGCTGGAACTGGAAGCCGGCGCCGACCAATGACCCGGAGATCCGGCGCGAAGCCGTGATCGGCACGCTCAACCGCATGGTGGACGGCAAGCCCGGATTCACGCTGTCGCCGAATTGCATGAAGCTGCGCAAGGGATTTGCCAGCGGGTACCACTTCAAGTTCGTGCGCACCAGCAACGGCGCGCAGATGCACGAAGCCCCGGCCAAGAACGACTATAGCCACCCGCATGACGCCTTGCAGTACCTGGCGCTCGGCAGCGGCGAGTACGAAATCGTTCACCAGAAAGACCCGGCCCGCAAGAACCGGGGTCAGCGTATCGCCGACGGCGCCGGCAGCGACCCGTTCGGTGGCGAGGAACCGGCGCGGCGCGGCGGGCGTTTCCAGACCCAGGCCGACATCGATGCTTGGAGGAACCGCAACAAAGGGCCGCGTCGGGTCTCGCGTATTGCGCGCGGGGTGGATGATGATGTATTATAATAAAAGCAACGCATTGCTAAAAGGGCAACACAATGGGATTCCGTAGGGTATTTCGCAAGCTATCCAAACGGTTGAATGTCCCGGGTAAGTACGGCAAGGCAGCCGGGATCCTTGGCGCGCTTGCCGGCGATCCGATGCGCATGATGAGTTCCGATGTCCTCGGCGCCCGCGCCGGTACGAGCGGTACCCGCAGCGTGGATCAAGAAAAAGATCAGACACTTCTTGCCGCGAACGAGGCCGCCGCCGAAGCCGAGCAGAACCGTTTAGCTGCCGCCGCCGAAGCACAAAGAAAGAAAGACGAAGAGGAAGAACGCGCGCGAGCCGCCCGCGACGCCCTGCGCGAAGCGCAGACCGGCGGGTATGCCGCCAACATTCTTGCCGGTAGTTCCGGCGGGTCCAGCGGGGGCGCGAGCCGCCGACTGTACGGTTCCTGATGGCAGGCATTGACCCGAGGATCGAGCTGGAAGTCGCCGCGTTCCAGATGGCCGCGGGTGAGCGCGGTACTTGGGAAAGCCACTGGGAAGAAATAGCCCAGCAGGTATTGCCGTCGTTCTCCGGGTCGTTCACCAGCAACGGCGAGAGTCAGACCCCGGGCAGCAAACGGACTCAGCACCTGTACGATTCCACGGCACCGATCGCCTTGCCGCGCTTCGCCGCGGTCATGGAGTCGATGCTGACACCGCGCGGTACGAAGTGGCACCGCCTGGCGCCGGTCGAATCAGCGTTGATGAAAGACCGGTCTGTCCGCCTATGGCTGGACGAAGCGACCGACTTGTTATTCCGTTACCGTTACGCGCCATCCGCGAATTTCTCCGGGCAGAACCACCAGACCTATCTCGGCCTCGGTGCGTTCGGTACTGGACCGCTGTTCATCGACGAGAGCTATGCGGCCCCCGGGCTGCGCTACCGCGCCATTCACCTCGGCGAGATTTACTTCTTCGAGAACCACCAAGGCGTCATCGACAAGGCCACGCGCCGGTTCAAATTGAGCCCGCGCCAGTGCGCGCAGCGATTCGGCGAAGCGGCGCTGCCGGACGAAATCAAGAACAAGCTCGGTCGGCCGGAACAGGACAAGGCCACCGAAACGATTCTGCACTGTGTCTACCCGCGCGAGGATGTGATGCCTGGTCGGCTGGATTACCGCGGCAAGGCATTCGTGTCGCGATACATCGCGATGGATCACAAGACGCTGCTGCGCGAGGGCGGGTACAACACCTTCCCGTTCGCCATTGGCCGCCATACGCTGTACCCCGGCGAGGTCTATGGTCGCAGCCCGGCGATGGAAGCCCTGCCCGCGATCAAGACGATCAACGAAGAAAAGAAGACCATGCTCAAGCAGGGCCAGCGCACGGTGGACCCGGTGCTGCTGGTATTCGACGATGGCATTGCGGACGGCTTCAGCCTCAAGGCCGGCGCGGTCAACTCCGGCGCCGTGAGCCGCGACGGTCGCCCGCTGGTGCACACCCTGCCGACCGGCAACCTCATGGCCGGCGACAAGATGATGGAGCTTGAACGTGTTCATATCCAGGATGCCTTCCTGACTTCGCTATTCCAGATTCTGACCGACCGGCCGCAGGCGACCGCGACCGAGATCATCGAGTTGACGCGCGAGAAGGGCGTGCTGCTGTCCCCGACGATGGGCCGCCAGCAATCCGAATACCTCGGCCCCATGATCGACCGCGAAATCGATGTGCTGCAAATGCAGCGTCTTCTCCCTCCGATGCCGCCGGCGCTGCGCGAAGCGGGCGGTGAGTACAAAGTGGAATATGACTCCCCGCTTTCCAGGGCACAACGCTCAGAGGAAGCATCGGGCTTTCTTCGCATGATGGAACTATCGCTCAAGATCGCCACCGAAGCGCAAGACCCGGGCGCCCTCGATTGGGCGAACCTAGACGTGGCGATGCCGGAGCTGGCGGACATCAACGCCGTGCCGACCCGC